ATACCCACCCAATATTTTTTGCTTATATAAACAAGATAATGGGCGGTACTAAAAAGGAAAAACATAAAAAAGCACCGAAAGCCTTATAAATAAAGGGATTGAAGCTAAAAAAGGCAAAAAAGCGGACAAAACGAAATGTACAATAACTACCATTTAATTACCGAGTAATTGCCAAATAACTACCAATTAAATAACCTTAATTACCTACATAGGGTATAAAGATACCTATTAATTACCAAAACCCACTAAAATAGCCCCTTTGAGGGCTTTTTTTATGCCCTGAAACAGCCTTTAAAGCCCCTATAAAGCACCCCGAAAATGAGGGTGAGAAGTACCCCCGAAAAAACCTCTTTTTTAGGTTAGGGAGACACTTAGGGGGACACTTAGGGAGACAAAAAAGCACCTAAAAACAAAGAGTAAAAACCCCTATACTTATACCTACACGCAAGCAATACCCCTTTTTTATAGAGTGGAGGGGGGTGTATTGTAGGGTATTTTATACTATATTTTTACGTAATTTATTGATTCACAATATATAATATAGTTTTCGTACTAAAAACATAGTGTTTTCCCCTATTGCTCTATCCACTCAACTTCACCATTTGGAAGGCGGAATATAACAGGTGCCGAATTTTGTTCCTGTACAAGGTACCCTTCTACATGGAATATACTTCTTATATCTTCTTTTTCAATGGGGAAGGGTTCGTAAATAAGCTGACCATCAGGGTGGGTACTTAAATTGGTACTATATGCCATAATACAATTTTTATCGCCCTTACAAGTTTGTAGCTTCTTGGTAACCCTAATCTCGTCTGTTTCCACTACATAATTTTGTCCCCAAACAATGCTCTTAAGGCTGTTTATTTTCTTAATTGCTAAGATACAGCCACTTGGATATTCACTCATACTTTCACCAAAGTGTCTTATAGCTGCATTGGCGCCTGGATACATACTCCCCAAGTCAATATAAGCAGTAGGAGCAGTCACAGGGCTAAGGTCGGCAGATAACTGTGTTCCTCCGATAGTAGCTACACTTTCATAGAAGGGAACAATATTAGGCTTTTTGAAAAAATCTCCCGAAGCTATTTGCTTAAGTGCCTTTATTTGCTCCTCTTTACTCATATTTTTGATATCCTCAACACGTGGTTTAAGCATTTCTCCTTCACCAGTAAGTAGCCATTCGAGATTTATTTCAGGATATTTTGAGTAAATTTTCTCAACAGTATCCATTGTTAAACCACTTTTTTTATCTAAAATCCCATTAGACAGCCCCGTTACAGAGTAAAATTTACTCTTTGTAATCTGCTTGTTTTCAATAAATTGTAAAATTCTTTCTTTCATAGCGAGAAAAATATCTAATTTTATTTTGCAAATTAGAAAAATATCTATACTTTTGCACCGTTAAACAAAACCAATTTGCGAATGGACAAAGGTATAAAAATTCCTCGAAAATTCAACCCCTTAGTGGTGGAAAAATTGTCTGTAAAGTTTGGGCTATCAAAAACTTATATACGCCAGTGCCTAAACAAAACACGAAACAGCGAAACGGCTGATACTATTTGTAAAGAGTACAAAAAGTATGAAAAAGAAATCAACAATGTTTTAAATGATTCATTATGAAAGAGTTAATCAACATCACAGAACAAAAAGGCGTTCAATTAGTAGATGCTCGTGAGCTTCATAGAAAGCTCCAAACAGGTAGAGACTTTTCCAACTGGATTAAAGGACGTATCAGAGAATATGGCTTTATTGAAAATGAAGACTATTTTACTGAAAATCAATGGTTCGCCAAATTTGGCGAATCAAAAGTAAGTGAAAATAAGAGATTTACAAATGCGGGAGGAGATAGAAGAAGTAAGGACTATTTCATTACTACTAATATGGCTAAAGAGCTGGCAATGGTAGAAAGGAATGAGCAGGGTAGGAAGATACGCCGTTACTTTATTGAAATGGAGAAAATCGCCCTGCAAACGATCATCAAAATGCCTAAATCTCTTAATGTCTATGGAATGGAAGCCCTGCCATACGTGGAGTGGTTGCTACTACATAACTACTCGGTAACCAGTGGGCAGTATCACGCTCGCATTCGCAAGCACCCTCAGCACTTCTACAAGGCGAGTACAGGTAAGTGGTATATCAATAAGGCTTTTGCAGAGCAACTACTAACCATAAGGCAAGGAATGCAGGCGCTAAAAGAAGTGAAGGGCTTGCCGCAAGTACATCAGATGACAATTTTTGAAGTGATTGCAGAAATAAAAGAAGAGCAAGAGAAATCAAATCAACCTAAACAATAGCAAAATGGAAATAGGAGACCAAGTAAAGATAAGCCGATACACTACAGACCCCGCAAAGCAACAAGGAAAAATCGGTACAGTGATAGGTATTTATCCCGAAGACGAAATGACTACCGTTGTAAGAGTAGCGTTTGAAAGAGATATGGGGGCGAGGTTTTCCGCCCTATATGATATAGACTGCTTAATTCCTGTAAGTGAGGACGAATTAGAAGATTAATCAAAAAGCGGTGAGCCACCGCGGGCAATTAACTAACGATTAAAAAATAATTTTGATATGAAAAGAAAAACAGTACTTCTGCTCAATAGTCACTTGGATGTGATAGGCAGGGAAATTATCACCACTTTCTTAGGGATCGTGGTCAAACGAGAAAAGATATTGTATAACAGAGCTGTAAAATACAGAAGGTAATGGAAACAAAGAGAAACAACGGCGTACGCTTTTCTGCTGATGTAAAGATAAGCGAAAAAGGAATTGGCAAGGACGTAAATATTGATATTCGCTATATAGACCTTACCAATCCCCAAGAGTGGGAGCAACTACAGCAATGGCTTACTCGTCTAAGGAGTTCTCTCGTTGGAGCACATAGCGAACCCGATTCGCTTGACCGTTATAATAATAGTGAACATGAACCAAGGCGTAGTTGGGATACTCATTATTCAGAAAGTCCTCTGCCTCTTGAAGTTGTTCCAAATTAAACTCCGCAATAACGAATTTGCGGTTATGAATGTACTTTTTCATACGGATATATTTAATTAGTTTGAGGCTACAAAGGTAGCAAATTTTTCCCTAAGTCAGTAGGACTGACAGCCGAAAGGTTGGCGAAGCGAAATCGCATTAGGGAGCAAAGGCAAACTTAGTGACTAATGACTAGTGACTAACGAAAAAAATAGAAATGTACGCATACAAAGAAAACAGATTATCCATACCTGCACAGCTCCTATACGATGATTGGGGACTGATGAGTTATGACTACTACAAGAAGCTATGTAGCCGTGGTAAGCTCATCACTACCCAACCAGGGAAAGGCTTAGGCAACGAAGCATGGGTATCTTTCCACGAATTGCCTGTGGTGAAAGGGGTTAATATCAAGGAATTTTGTGTAAGAATGTTGGGCAGGCCCGAAGATAGTAAGATTTTGCAAAATGACCTTGAGCCTCTCTTGGTGCCCGACTTGGAAGCTATTAACTTCTTTTCAAGTCACCGCAAGCCCAATGGAAAGCCCCTAAAGATAGAAGAGCAAAGGGAAAAGGCTACCTCAGCTATGATTTTAAACGCTATTGAAAGCCTCTTTAAAGGGCGTATAAAAAATCCATTATATAAAGGAAAAAAGGTGGAGATATGGAAAAACATTAGCGAGGCTGTCAATACGCTGAACCCCGAACGTTGGCACTTTGATTTACCAAATAACCCAAGAAGCCTGCAACGAAAATATAACCAGTATCTAAATGAGGGCTACTATGCTTTTATACACAAAGGTGAGGGATCGGACAACGCCAAGGTAGTAACAGAAGTAATGGAAAGGCTTTTTATATCCATTTGCTGTATGCCTAACAAACCCTATATGAGTTCGGTGTATGATATTTATAGGCAGTTCCTTTATGGTGAGATAGAAATCTTTGACAAAGCCACTGGTGAACTCTTCAATGTGGAACAGGATTTTTGCGACGAGCATGGGAATATAGTAGAAGTATCTGAAAGTACAGTGAAACTATGGCTAAACAAGCCCGAAAATCAGTTGGTTATCAAGAAAGCACGCAATGGAGAATATGACTTCAGCCATAAGGAACGCCCACACGTTAATCGCCATGCACCGCTTTACTCTATGAGTAAAATCACCTTAGATGACCGCGACCTAATGCATACCAAATTACCTAATGGAGATAAAGTAATGGCCTACTATGCTTATGATGTGATGAGTACCGCATTGATTGGTATAGCCCATAGTAAAAAGAAAGACAACGAACTCTTCTTGGACTGCTTCCGCTCTATGTTTCGCTTTACGGCTCAATATGGCTTAGGCACCCCAATGCAGATAGAAGTAGAGCGACACCTTACGGGCGAACATGTGGAGGGCTTACTCAAAGCTAATAACATTTTCCCATTCGTGAGATTCTGTAATCCTACCAATTCGCAAGAGAAGTATGCCGAGACCATGATACGAGGTAAGAAGTATGGGATAGAGAAAGACAGACACCAAAACGTAGGGCGACACTATGCACGACGAGACAGCAACCGCGTAACTACCCAAAAGATATTTGACGAGTTCAACGATAACTACAAGGAGGCTAAGGCTACCTACGAAGAGATAGTAGCCTCGGAAATGGAAGAGCAAACCCTCTATAACAATCAGCCACACCCCGACCAAGAGCGGTTCCCTGGTAAGACACGTTTGCAGGTGTTTTTAGAGAATGTAAATCCGAACCTACCGAAACTCAACCGAGCTCTCTTGGCGCAATATATAGGCAGATGTGTGCCTACTACCATACGCAGGAACCAATATGTAACCGTACAATATCAAAAGTACCAATTGCCCAACCCACAAGTTATTTCCTTGCTCTCTTCCTATGAGGTACAAGCGTATTACCTGCCTAATGAGGAGGGTGTAGAGGAGGTGTATTTGTACCAAGAAAACCAGTTCCTATGCGAGTGTAAGCGCCTTAAGTCCTTTAACCGTGCCAATGCCGAATGGACAGAGGAAGACAAGGAAATATACCAAGAGCAAATGCATTACATTAAGCAGTTTGACCAATATACCAAAGAAAAAACTGCTGAAAAACTCTCAAAGGTAGGCACACTTTCGGTGGAGAAAAAGACACAAAAAGTAGCCGCTTCCGCTCCTATTGTAGCCTATCAGGAGCAGAAAACTACTAACTACAAAGCCTATCAGAAAACGAAAACAGAAACGTTAAATAAAGCCTTATTAGACCTATGATCACAACAGCATTAAAAGAAAAAATCATTTTGGCGATTGCTGAAAATAGAAAGAACTACCAATCCGATAGCAAGCACGCACAGAGCTTGGGGATTAACACAGCCCAGTACAGCCGTATCAAGAAAGGAGAATTGGAGGGCGTGCTTAGTGACGCCAATTGGGTCAGCATAGCCCGCAGGCTTCAAGTACAACTCAAGGACGAACGCCCTTGGGTCACAGTGGAGACAGAGACTTTCCAATACATCTACCTACAACTTTCAGCCTGCCAAGCGCGCTCTATTTCAGCTATCCTATGTGATAGGGCAGGAATTGGCAAGACACACACTGCCAAAGTGTATGTGAGCAAGAACAAGAATGCAGTGTATATAGACTGCTCACAGGTGAAGACCAAACAGAAGCTCATTCGCAAGATCGCCCAAGAGTTCGGTATTGCCCATACAGGGCGCTATGCCGATGTATATGAGGACTTGGTATTCTATGTGAAACAATTGGAAAACCCACTTATCATCTTGGACGAGGCGGGAGACTTGGAGTACCACGCTTTCCTTGAACTCAAGAGCCTATGGAACGCTACCGAGTACGCTTGTGGTTGGTATATGATGGGTGCCGACGGCTTGCAGGCAAAAATAGACCGCAATAAGGACATCAAAAAAGTAGGGTATGCAGAGATATTTGACCGCTACGGCTCGAAATATAGCCGTGTAAGTCCTGCCCAAGACAACGAAGCAATTACGGCTTTCCTCTTGGGACAAATAGCCCAGATAGGCGCTGCAAACGGCTCTACCTTTACTCCCGAACAGCTCTTTGCTCGTACCAAGGGGAGTCTAAGAAAAGTGCGTACAGAAATAGAAAAGGTGCGAGCCGCAGAGGCGATTAATAACTAATAACTAATGACAGATAACAAAGTAACGATACCAAGGGCTTACACCTATGAGGACTTGGCGAGAAAGAAATATAAGACTTTGCCCCTATCGGAGCCTTGGCATACCCACTTAGGAGAGATAGAGCGAGCAGGAAGTATCCTTATCTATGGAGATTCGGGACACGGAAAGACAACCTACGCACTGCAATTGATGCGAGAGTTATGCCAAGGGGAAAAGGTGCTATACAACTCTTTGGAAGAGTGCGGAAGCCTTTCATTGCTTACCAATCTGGAACGTACAGGGCTTAAACAATATAAAAACAAATACTTAGTGTGTGGAGAGCCTTTGGACCAGCTCATACAACGCCTTAGCCGTCCACAGCAGCCTAAGATAGTTTTTATCGACAGTGTGCAGGCTTGTTTTAGAGGGCAAAAAGCAACAGCTTATCATGATCTTATCCTGCAATTTCCTCAAACCCTATTTATTGGAATCTCACAAATGAGTAAGGGAATGCCCAAAGGAGCCGTAGCGGAGGAGTTTTATTGGTTTTGTCAGAATAGAGTATTAGTGAAGGACTTCAAGGCTTATATAGACAAAACCCGTACAGGAGGGAATGAGTTGGAACCCTACATCATCTCAGAAAGCAAAGCAGGGGAAAGAGAATTGAAAATGATTAGATAATAAATAA